TCATTGCCCCATGGCAATGTGTTCTCATGGAATACTGCCCTTATCTGTGTTGTCATCTTATGTATATCATCTAGTGCTACACTTGTTGGTAGTAAGCACTTGTTATACCTCCCTGCTGTTGCTATCGCATTGTTAGACTCAGCTACCTGTTGGGTAGCCCTCTTGTCTATCTTACGAAATGTTGCTTGTGATATTTTTAGTTGCGTTATCAACGCCTTGCTGTCTAACTTCTTCATTATGTTTTGCCTCCTTAATAAAGTTATTAAATCTTTGTGTGCTTTCTGCATAAGTGTCAGGTGTATATAAATTTGATGTGGTCTGAAAGTCACTTGTTAAACAATCAATACAATGTCCAGCCCCTTTTACCTTTTCATCATAGCCTGAATTCTCACCACACACATTGTCCTCACCTACTGTTACTTCTATCCATGCTCCACCATGATTTTCTGCCTCCTTATAGAACTTCTGTATAGCTTGTACATCTTGATAGCCTTCATACCACTTAAGACCTTCAAAGATTGAGTAGATTGTTGTACACGTCCACTCTCTCTCTTGTTGGTCTGTATAAGGTTTCGGATGATACACATAAAGATTGTCTTTCAACATGTCTTTCCATACATCAACCCCCTCCACTCTAGGTATTAACATGCGTTGTTTAGTGACATACGCCACAGCTTGTTGGTCTGTGGGAAACGCACATGCTATTGCTATATCGCTACGGTATCCCATTAGTTAAACAAAGGGTCGCCATGCTTAACTGCCCACTCCGTAAATGATTTAGTAGAGCCAATCTCAGGTGTCTTACGACAAGCAAGAGACACACATAACATGTTGAACTCACTAGGTATTCTATCTAGGTACTTCATCACACTAGGTATGTTAGTTTCTGTTGCCTTGTATGCCAATGCCCCTGCTACTGCGTATAATACCGAAGGTTTCTCAGGTATCTTAGCTGTCATAGGTGATTTAATTATACTGTCTATGTTAGGCATTTCCTTCTCTACTTCTCGGAATGCTACAAACTCACCAGCACATCCCTCTCCAACAGCTCCTTTGAATACCTCATACTCTACCTCAGTAGGTAGTGTACAAGTATTCAGTACATCAGACACACCTTCTACCCAAGCTCTAGGTGATGAGTTTCCTTCACGCTGTGGGTCAAAGTCATGCAACAAGTTAGGCTTAAATCTAACAAATGATACAACACTAGGGTGTACACCATTGTCTAACATCCATTTCGTGCTGTCATCCAAGTCTGTCTCTAACTCAATAACAGTTATCGCATTAGATACATGAGACAATCTACGAACAGCCCCTGCTCTATCCTTCTGCCTATTACCTGTCATAACAAACATCCAATCCTTAAGTGCATGTTCATGTAGGTTTCTACCTTGACACATGTTTCTCACTACCTTCTGAATGTCAGCACTTGCTTGGCTGAAGTCATCTATGATAACAAAGCCTACATCAGGGTGGTCACTACCTACCACAGGTACCCAATGTGGTATGGTGTACTTAACTGTGCCATCAGGTTGTGGCATAGGTATGCCGAAGTCCTCTACCAACATGGTTGGCATGTGTACCTCAACACACCCAACGTTCATCTTCTTGGCAACATCTCTACAGATGGTAGTCTTACCACCTCCGGGGCTACCTTCAATGAGTGTTGTACGTTTAACCTTAAAGAGTTCCTCTAAAGTTTTCTTTATATTTTCTGCTCTCATATTTCCTCCTATGGATTATGATTGTTATATTAAAAAGGGTAGGCACTATAAGTACCTACCCCCCATGGTATACATATGGATAACACCAGTGTTTTTATCGTGGTCTCCCCACATACTAGCTATCTTTAGGTCATATGTAATTCATTAAGGATAGATAGCCCCTCTTTGTACATTGGTTTACTATCCGATAGAGTGCATTTAATCTATCTATCCCCTTACCTATCGCTAGGCAATTCATTAATTTTTACTATGCTAACTTGGTCATAGCCTTTGCTTATCCAATCATCATAGTCTCTTTTAGCATCTTTATAGTTAGTGTAATAATCATCACAACCACCTACCCATACTATGTATTTATACTTATCGCTCATTTATTTTTCCTCCTAGGTAATTCTTTAAGGGTTAGTGCGTGGTCTTTAAACCACCTGATTAAATGCACTAACCCCCCACTCTACTCGCTAGAGTTATTTAATTCATCAGTACATGCCTTACTACATGTCTTTAAGTCTTTGTTTAGTCTAGGTTTCTTTAACCTATCACCACATACAGGGCAATACTTCCACCCTTTTATCCTCTCTTTAGTTTCCTTACTCTCCCATTTAATCTCACCATAGTTAGCACTATTCCTACCACCTTTAGAGTTAGAGTAGTCCTCATCAGGTATATCAGGCATAGCTCTATCAAGCACATCACCTATTGCACTAACCCCTCGTTCCTCTATGTCACGTAAGGCTACCTTCGTATCAACATCTTGTGGTACGCTAGTGTCCCTATTATTTAGGTCACATAGGTATTCTATATGCTCATCAGAAACAACCTTATTCTGTTGCCATCTTCCTGCAAATAACCTACCCCGACTATTAAATAACCTATTGTTTATATTTCTATTTTTGTTTGCCATAATATTATCCTACCATACTTGCATGTACAGTTCATGTTATTACCTCTTTAATTAATCGTTCATGTTTAGTAATAGATGTGCCATTACCTGTATACACAACCTGTTGAGATACAATACGACCACCTACCTTTGTTTCTGATATGACTTGCCTATCAAGTTTAACCTCAGGTCTCTTACTTAACATCTTCTGTTTATATTTACTTATCATAATGTTTACCTCATAGTTTGTTTTATATATAAAAAAAGGGACACAAGGTAGTCCTTATGTCCCTCTTCATGTGTTATGTATCTATGCTTTAATCATCAAATACTATAACTTGACGTCTACCAGATGTAGCCTTTACACCTTTAACTCTATACGCAAGGTATGGGCTATCAGCATATTTAACCATAATCTCATACTCCCTATCAGGGTTATCGATTTGGTCTTTAGGTGTCCATGGTGTTTTCATAACAATGGTTTTACCCATCTCTTTTGAGAGCTTTGCACATCTTGCCTCCATAGCCTGTATTAATTCCCCAATATTTTTATTGGAAAATTTACCGTTAGGGTTAGCTACTATGCTCACTCTATCTTTGGTATCTTTACAAACAGATACATTGCCCTCATAGTGCGAGTTAAATGTTTTTTCTTTTGACATTTTATTATCCTCCTATGGAAATTTATTAATGTCGCTCGAGGGGCAAAACCCTCCCAAGCTTTGCCAAGTTTCTCACCCCGAAAAATTTTTGTCCAGTACCCCCTCCATTCTAGGTGTAAAGTAAGGTATCTAATAGGGTATGTAATGAGCTATTAGAAATTTAGATAGCTTATTAGATAGTTTATCTTGAGGAATATCAATAAGATATGGTGTGCTATCTAGATTATCTAGTTTTCTGATGGTCATATGCTATACCCGAATTGATGGAAACCTTATAGATATAAATTCAGTACTCGGTATTATCATTAAAAAACTAGATAGTCTAGATAGTTTAGATAGTTATAACCTCATGATATGGCTACGCACTAATGAATACAGTACCTATGGCATAATCTAATGTAAACTTTAAGTATCTAGATGTTGCTGTATTGTGTAAGGTAGCAACTAGATAGTGTAGATACCCATAACTATACCTATAAGGTATTATGGTTTCCATAACCCCCCGAAGCATGGGGGGGTAGCTTCGCTGCTACCTATATCCTAACTGTATTCTAACTATGTAAAGTATATAATATGTAATGTTTGTATGATAAAGGCATAAAGATAGAGCAGTTTATACACTTGCTCAGGTGTTTTGTGTTATGCTACTTTCTTTTCGTAGATAACTACTGGGTTAATAGCTTCTAACCAATCTTTAAAGTCAGGTATTGGTACCCAAGCTTCTAGGTTATTGCCAGTCTCCCAGTCTAGATAGTATATGTAGTACATATATCTCCTCCTATTTTAATATTAATGCTATGATTCCTATAAGTAGAACCCCAACATTGGTTGTTATCAGTTCTTTATCTCTCATTAACACAGCTCCCCATGTCCATAAGATTGTTCCTAATGTTAATATTATTGGTCCAAGTGGATATATCCCATAGTGATTAACTCCTGTTCCAATAATTATTGCTATCGTTGCTAGTTGTTTAATTGTTTTCATAGTTTTCTCCTGCCTCCTCCCTTTCAGGAGGAGGATTTGGTTATTGTTAATTGATTTTATTTCTCTCCAGTCTATCTATCAGTCTGTCTCTTCTTACATGCCTCACTTCCTTAATATGATATGTACAGCCAGTACAGCATATTGTGTGGTCATGGTTCCACCTACGCAATTTAGTAGAGCTTAAGTGATAATATACATGATATACTCGTGCTACATTATCCCAAGAGTCATGCCACATAATCTCTACAGTTTTTATTGTGTAAAGAGGTAGATAACAGTCTTGTGCATTTAGTTTCATAATTTTTCTCCTCGATGCGAGGCATAATGGGTGCCTCGATTAATGAGGTTTTGTGCCTCCCACAGCACATGCTGTGAGAGGACTTGGTCGACAATCTACCCAAGCTTAGTCCATTTAGCTCTTTTACGAGTAGGGGTTTTTAGTACTGACAATATTGCCATAAAGGGTTTTCCACCGTTATGCAACAATACTGGAACAGAACCTTTGCTCCCATAAGTGAACAGCAATTCCCAGAATCCTGTTTTCACTTTATTGTCTTTAGCATACTTAGCCATAACTTTCGCAAGTTCTGGAGCTTTTTCAGATGTCCATTCGCCATCTTCGTCTGCTTTTATTTCTAATTTTCTAGTGTTCTCATTCAAACCGAACGAGCATTTGCCAGAAAAAGTTTTAGTGAATTTAGCCATAAGCCAACTCTCCTAATAATACTCACAGCTTACCCATGTGAGCTTTGAGATGGCAAACCTCATATTTGCCATGATTAAACTATACAAGCACGTAAAATTTTTGTCCAGTACCCCCCTCTAATACATTATTTAATCTAGTATATAAGGAGATGCTAATATTAACCCCCCCTGTATGGTAGGGGGGGGTACATGGACTTAAGCTATAAACTACAGCCCTATATAAGTAAACCTCTCTTAACAAAGGGTGATTTTCCAGAGTGTAAAGTTTCATAACACCAATGCTTGACACAGCGACAGAAACCTTTTATATATAACTAATGGACACACTACCGTTAAAACATACCAAGTGGTCAGACCGCCTAGCTTTCGATATGGCACTGCTATTAGAAGGCTCGGGAGAAACATTAGATGAAGTAAGAGCTCGCCATAATATTTCTGTTGATGACTTGATTATGTTTAACAAAGATAAAGTCTTTCTCAAGAAAGTTGAATCTTATAGAAACGACATTAAAGAGAAAGGCATGACGTTCAAGTTAAAAGCTCGGGCACAAGCAGAAGAGCTTCTGACAACTAGTTGGACTTTAATACACAGCCCCGAAGTATCAGGTACGGTTAAAGCTGACTTAATAAAGTCAACAGTCAGGTGGGGTGGGCTAGAAACTAAAAGTGAAAGTACGGAGGATGTAGGTGGAGGAGTTAAAATTACGATTAATCTCGGGGGGCAAGAGCACCCAACAACCATCATTGACGCAGAACAAACTTACGAAGAACCAGAAGTTATTGAGCATACTAAGTAAATTTAACGGAACGTTAGAAGCTACGTTTAATACACTTGCTGAGTATGATGATGCTACTGGTATCTTACGTGACAACAGTGTATCATTTAAAACAAAGATTATTAGAATTAGGAAAGGGCCTACTAAATATTACGTAACGTTGGTGAAACCATGGATATAGATTATACCCCCTCTAAAGTATGTAAAGAATTTTTTCTATCAGATGCTAAGATGCGTACATTGATGGGGCCTGTAGGTTCTGGTAAATCGGTAGCTTCTACCTTTGAGGTTATAAGAAGAGCCACTATGCAAGAACCTAACAAACAAGGCATACGCAAAACAAGAGCTGCTATTGTTCGTGAAACAGCTAGACAACTACAGGATACAACGATTAAAACATTCCACGACTGGTTTCCGCCAGGTGTGTGTGGCACGTACATGAGAACAACAAAGACTTACTTCTTTAAAGTAGGCGATGTTGAGTGTGAGATTATGTTCAGAGCACTAGATGACTCAGATGATGTAGCTAACTTGAACTCTCTCGAATTAACGTTTGCATGGTTTAATGAGTGTAGGGATATTAACCCTACTATCGTAGACGCCATGTCAAAACGTATTGGCCGATATCCATCAGCAAAAGATGGTGGGCCTACATGGTTCGGGATGTGGGGGGACACCAACCCTCCCACAATGGATACATGGTGGTATTATCAGATGGAACACCTCGACCCCTTGGATGGTGTTTCGCCTAATGATAATGGGTGGGATGTATTCAAACAGCCATCAGGTAGGAGTCCTTATGCAGAAAATGTAGAGAACTTACCTGAAGGTTATTACGACACACAAGGTAGGTCAGATGAATATATTCGTGTCTACATTGATGGAGAGTACGGATTAAGTACAGCAGGGCAACCTGTGTATAAATATTTTAATCCTGAATATCATATGGCTCACCAGAAATTAGAACCTATTATAAACGGTGTACGTCCTGTTATTATTGGTATGGACTTAGGGCTAACACCCGCAGCTGTTGTAGCACAGCAAGACCCACGGGGTAGAGTTTTAATATTAGACGAAGCTGTAAGCTTTGATATGGGCATACAACGATTTGTACGTACTGTTTTAAAACCATTGATTATAGAAAAATTTTCAGGGGCTCCTGTGATAGTCATTACAGACCCTGCAGGGATACAACGAGCCCAGACGGATGAGCGTTCAGCTGTAGATATAATTAAAGCCGAAGGCTTAAAGGTTATGTCAGCTAAAACAAATAACGTGTCAGCACGTTTGTCTGCGGTTGACGACTTCCTTATGCGTCAGGTCGATGGGGATGCAGCCTTTGTAGTTGACCCTAGATGTACACGACTTAAAGCAGCCATGATGGGTGGATATAGGTTTCATAAAAAGAACGGGAGCATAGATAAGAATAACCATTCACATGTAGCAGAAGCTTTACAGTATTTAATGTTACACATCAATACAACATCCGATGGGTTTATTATACAGAAGCGTGATGTTAAATCAGTTGCGTCAGGTGGTTGGACTTGATAGTATTATATTATAAGTCTTTTCATAAGGCATATTCATATAACCCTCGTTATATCTCCCTGCTTAATTTGCCTAAGCAGGGAGGCTTTTTATTGGACAAGTTATTGGACAAGCCTTAACTTGTGTGTATACTTGGAAAGTAATAGGAGGTAACTATTATGGCTGGATATAAAATGAAGAATGGTTCAAAGAACTATACTATTAAAAGTTATAGGGATGGTGGACTTGTTGAAACGAAAGAATACAAGGATGGCAAAACGGTAGTAACAGAAGATGAAAGAATGAAAGCTCTGCAAGAGTTTTTAAATGAAGATACTTCTAGAGAAGAGGCAGAAGCAATAGTAAAAGATTCTATAAAGAACCCAGGTAAATATATAGATATAATGGGTGTACCGATTAAAAGACCAGAGCCAAAATAAATTATGGTATTACAAGTAATAGGTAACGAAGAGCTCGTTAAAAAAGAAAAAGAGGTACTAGAAAAAGAAATGGAAGAGCGTCAAGCTGATTCTGTTATCTTAGGACTAGCTGCACACTTGCGTTTATGTTGGGAGGCAGCCAAACGAGCAAAGAAACCAATAGAAAATATTATGTTAAAAGGACTTCGCCAAAGGAATGGTGAATATGAAGCAGATAAAAAAGCTCAGATACAAGCACAAGGTGGGTCAGATATTTATATGATGATTACTGAAGTGAAGTGTCGAGCTGCAGAGAGTTGGTTGCGTGACATCCTTCTTGACACAGGTACCCCTCCGTGGGATTTACAACCAACGCCAATCCCAGACTTGACACCTGACCATACTGCTGAACTTCAACAAGCTCTTGCCGCTGAAGTTCTTCGTACCGTTGAAATGGAAGGTCAAGCACCAACTCCTGATAAAATGCTAGAACTAAAGGAGATGATATCTCAAAACTATAGATTTAAATTACTACATGCTGCTGATAATAGAGCTAAGAGAATGAAGCTTAAGATAGCAGACCAGTTTGCACAAGGTGGTTGGGCAGAATCATTTAATGATTTTATTACAGATTTAGTTACTTACCCAAATGCTTTTCTAAAAGGGCCTATTGTTCGTAGGCAAAGAAAATTAAGTTACTCAAAAGATGAAGCAGGTAATACAACCGTTGAGGCTGATGAGATAATCGCACCAGAGTTTGAAAGGGTAGACCCGTTTAGAATATATACTGAACCTGGGATTACTAATATAAATGATGGTTACTTATTTGAACATCACCCACTTAGCCGTACGGAACTGTCTGAATTAATAGGCGTTCCTAGTTATGACGAAGATGCAATAAGAAAAGTATTAGAGACAGGTAATGGGCAGTCATGGATTAATGAAGATGTAGAATTAGTTAAAGATGAACAAGAAAGGAAGTTCCATGCTTTTGACAGACCTACTGAAGTATATGATGCTTTAGAGTTCTGGGGTAAAGTAAGTGGTAAAATGCTTTTAGAGTGGGGGATGGAAAAAGAAGATATCCCTGATGAAGCTAAAGAATATGATGCATGTGTATGGATGGTAGGTAACTATGTTATCAAAGCTGTACTTAACTATGACCCGTTAGGAGAAAAACCTTATGCTAAGACATCATTTATTAAACACCCCGGTGCTTTCTGGGGTAAAGGTATACCAGAACTTATAGAAGATTTACAAGGCGTATGTAATGCAGCAGCTCGTGCATTAATAAATAACATGGGGATATCAAGTGGGCCACAGGTTGAAGTTAACCTAGAAAGGATTCCACCTAATGAAGATATAACGCAAATGCACCCATGGAAAATATGGCAAGTAACTAACGACCCACTAGGGTCTAGTTCTCCTGCTGTTAAATTTACACAGCCTGATGATAATGCAAACACATTAATGAGTGTATATGAACGATTTGCTAAACTAGCAGATGACCACTCAGGCATACCATCTTATCTCCAAGGAGATTTAAACGTTAAAGGAGCTGGGCGTACAGCGTCTGGTCTTTCAATGTTGATGGGGTCTGCAGGAAAAGGGATACGCCAAGTAGTTATGCATATAGATAGTGATGTTATAAAACCTATTGTCCATAGACAATTTGTTTATAACATGCGATATGATGAAGATGAATCAATTAAAGGTGACGTAGAGATACTACCAAGAGGAGCAATTAATCTCGCAGTTAAAGAAACTGTTAACGTCCGTAGAATAGAATTTCTTAACGCAACCGCCAACGAAATCGATATGGGTATCGTTGGTAAAGAAGGCCGTGCAGCGATACTTCGTGAAGTGGCTAAAGGATTGCAAATGCCTGTGGACGATATCATTCCATCTAGGGAAAAATCTAACTATCAAACTGATATGAGGAATAAACTTCAGCAAGAGGCACAAGCCCAACAACCTGCAAGTCCAACCCCTACTCAGCCTGATGGTAGCCCAAAAGGTGGAATGGATGGAAACACAGTTAACAATCGTAGCATTGGGGATGAGTCATGATAAGACCAGACCTTAAAGTTGTTAAATCTTTAGCGACTGTTGAACGCCAGCATACTGACATTGTAAAATGGTTAGAGGCATGGCGTAAGCATGAGTTAGAGCAGCTACCAAATGTTACACAGAATGTGGCACTCGCACAGGGACGATGCCAGATTTTAGGAGAGTTAGTAAAACTTATTAAAGAATCCCCAAACTATACAGCAAAGTCATGAGACAGCTGTTAATTAACGCACACCAATAGGAGCGAAACATTATGACATTACCAAAGCAAGTTCAAAAACAATCTGAGGATGTACAAGCATTGTATAAAGAACTCAACACAGAACCAGAGAAGAAAATGGAAGAACAACCAGAAGCTAATGGTGTAGGATTAGACGCACCGGAAAAAGAATTAGCTAAAGCTTCTCCTGAAGTACCTGTTGAGGGAGGTACAACTGCAACTTCCGACAGTGTAGAAGAACAAGCACCTACGTCTGAGGCTGATGAGCACAGCACAGCAGACACTCAAGAAAGTAAAGACTCTTGGGAACAGAAATACAAAACGTTACAAGGTATGTATAACGCTGATATTCCACGTCTAAATGGAACAAACAGAGAGTTAAACAACCGTGTATCCCAACTAGAAACTTTGTTAGGAACAATTAATAAACAAGAAGCAACCATTAATGAGGCACCTGTCGAAAAGTTAATTACTGAAGACGATGTTAAAGAGTATGGTGATTCTATTGATATTATGCGTAAAGCAGCAAAAGAAGAGTTTGCAGGAGAATCGGCTCGTGTAAATAAGTTGGAGCAAGAACTTAGACAGTTACAAATGAATGTTGTGCCACAAGTACAACAAGTTCAAATGGAACAAAAAACGTCTAGCGAAAATGCATTTTGGAATACTCTGAACCAAGAAGTACCTAATTGGAACGAAATTAATAGTGACCAAAATTTTCAATCGTGGTTACTTGATATTGACCCCCTAACAGGTGTTAGTCGCCAAACGTATCTAGAGGACGCACAGAAGAAACTAGATGCTGGAAGGGTGGTTAATTTCTTTAATACTTGGGCACAGGCCAATGGTAAAGTTGATGATGCTCGTGAGAATCGTAAAGCTCAAACTCAATTAGCCAAACAAGTTGCACCGGGACGAGGTCGTGCTGGACAACCTGTAAGTGGTGAAGGCAAAACATACACAACTAAAGACATCACAAAATTTTTTGAGGATGTTAGGTTTGGTAAGTTTAAAGGCCGAGAGGATGAGAAGAAACGAATGGAACGTGACATTTTCGTTGCACAACGAGAAGGTCGCATAACTAGTTAATTAACAAAAGGAGGCTATTATGGCTTTTGCAACATCACCAGGACATCCTACGTATACAGGAAACTTTATACCTGAGATTTGGTCTGGTAAGTTGATTGAGAATTTCTACGACACAACAGTGCTCGCAGCAATCTCAAATACTGACTATGAAGGTGAGATTAAAAGTATGGGAGATACGGTTAATATTCGTACAACCCCTGAACTCACTATTCAAACTTATGTCAAAGGACAAACACT